TCTTTAAAAGCAATATACGACACTTTCACTGCCGATCAGATCGGTTGTAAAGTATCTAATCTATGGAATGTGGGGGTATCAAAAGGAACCCCGTACATTAGCCCAAAGTGCGAAATATCGTTGCACAATTTAACCAGAAAACAAACCAATAGAGGACAAGGGAGGAAAAACAAATGATAGGAGCAATAATAGGCGACATAGTAGGTTCGCGTTTTGAGTTCAACAACCACCGTTCAACAGAATTTGAATTGTTTCACCCGGATTGCTCGTTTACAGACGACACGATTTGCACGGTTGCAGTTGCTGATTGGTTGTTGCAAGATGTGAAGCGTTTGGACTGCGAACAGCTAACAAAAATTACGCGTCGTTGGTGTCGCAAATACCCAAACCCGGTAGGCGGTTACGGAGGGAATTTTGGGCATTGGATTTGGGAGGAAACAATCGGAGGATATGACAGCTTTGGGAACGGCTCTGCAATGCGTGTCAGCCCCGTTGCGTGGGCTTTTGACAAGGTAATAGATATTGTTGATTATGCGAAATTGTCGGCTGAAATAAGCCACGACCACCCGGAGGGAGTAAAAGGGGCTAGAAGTATATCTCATGCAATCTCAATGCTGCGACGTGGGAATAATGTAGAGTTTACATGCATGTATGTTTTTAAAACATTTGACTATAAATTCCCCGGCTCTTGTGAGTTTATGCGTGATACAAATAAGTTTGACGAAACGTGCCAAGTAACCGTACCGCAAGCATTTCAATGCCTATTAGAAAGTACTGACTTTGAAAGTGCAATACGATTGGCTGTTAGCATTGGAGGAGACAGCGACACGATTGCAGCAATCACCGGTAGTTTAGCTGAGGCTGCATACGGTATACCCGAGGAAATAGAAAGAAAGGCTTTGTCTTACTTGCCGGAGGAAATGATAAAAGTGATAAATGAATTTAAAAACACATTCAATTATGGCAACGAATTACGAACTATATAGATACTACAAGGGAGAGAAAGACAATCCATTTAATGATAAAGATCAGAATTCAGGCATGTTTTGGTTTTACGAAAGTGTTTTTGAAAGAAAATATACAGACGGAACACTAAATGAAAAGATGCTGAAAATTGGCAAAGATGATACGACCAAAGAATTGAAATTCAAAAAATGGTTGGATTGGATGTTGTCTGACCAAATACCGTCAAAGTGGGGTATTGATTACAATACAGCTTCAAAAATGTATTACAAAAAATAGCATAAAGGGTGATAATTTATTTTATCACCCTTTTGTTTCTTGATAATAGTTGAACTTTAACCTTGAAATCATAATTACCAACACGTTCAATATCTATTATTTGATATTCGTATCCTCGGTTTATAATTGTCTCAAATTCGCTACCAAATGTATTTTGCTTTGACGCACCATCCCAAGACCTACCCGCACCATTTCCAAAGTCACTAAATGGCTCGCAATACATAGCTTCTGAACCTTTAGGCGCAAATACTTCAATTTTTACGGCACCATTGAACCCATAATTAGAACCATTCATTGAGGTAGTAGACAAAAATGCTTCATCAACACCTTTTTTACCAATCAACTCTTTGATGTCTTTAGTTTTGTCATCTATGTAGTCCTGTATGTTTATATTAAACATTCCGTCTAAACTCTGATAATCGGTACCACGGAATAACCATGTATCTGCCTTTAGTTTTGATTTTGAAATAGCCGTAGACAAATCTTTGTAAGCACGCTTCATGTCAATCCCGGTAACTTCGTTGTCAAATGGAACATTTCCAACACCTTTAAAATTATTCCAATTGCCATCATATCCCCGAAGTGGTCTATTGAACGCGCCGCTGCCTGAGGTGTAATAAAATAAAGAGTCTTTTTGGTCGTCAGTAATTTTATTCCAGAGTTGACCACACTTTTCGCGGAAATAATCATCTGCATTCTGTACATTATCAAAATTTAGAGCATTTGAGAGTCTGCTTTCACTATAAACAGGGACATTTGCGGCACTTCCAAACCATTTCGATACATCTACACCTTTAAAGTTATTTTTGATGAAATACGGCAGCGATTTTGCATTCTGCATTCTTGATTCATTATCAATAGCCCACTGCTTAAAATTGCTTGGCAAATCTGTAACTAAGTTCGACGGCACATAACCGGATGTATCTTCCCCTTTTAGCATTTTTGCGATCTGTGACGCAAATTCCTGTTGAGGCGATAATATTGGTATTGTATGGCACAGGCATTGCGCATGCCAACCCCAAAATACAAATGTTTTCGGGTAAACGCCCTGTAGAACGTCGCAAATATCCTCTTGCGGATGCCCGTTGGACAAAACAACCTCGTACCCTGACACGAAATCAAATTGCGACCAGCGTTCGTTGTCTGCCACATGATACGACATGTTTATTTCCGAACGGCATTCTTGTAACTTGATCGGTAAACTCCCTGCCCTGGGTGATAGGCTTTAGCTGCTTTTGATAACTGTAGTTCTCCGTGTTCATCTCTAACCCGTCTAAATAACTTGTCTGGATTGTTTAGATACTGCCTAACGTCTTGGCTTAATTCATTTGCCGATCTACCATCACCTATACCAACTCCAATTGAAAGTTCAATTTCATTTTTAAATTGATCGGTATAATTCCAAACCCGGTCTGATAGCTTCATTCCACCATCAACACGATTTTGAAATGAACCTAAAGCGTCGAGGTTCCGATCAAAATAACCAGATAGTTGTTCTTTTGTTAGTCCCGAGTTTTTAAAAACCTTTTCAACGAGTGCATCATTTTTTTGCCCAGATAGAAGCCAAGCGGATTCCGCTCCCCCACTAATTAAAGACTGTATTTCATAAGCTACTTTAGAAAACAAATTATCAGCCTTCTTTTTGGCACCCGGATAATCAGAAAATGAAAATGGCTTGTCAGTATTGATGTTCGTCACCGAATAACCAATATTGACACCCTGTTTAATTGCTCTGTCATAAATAGCAGATAGCTTATTTATATAGGCTTGTACAATTTTCTGATTTTCAATCCCCCAACTATCCATAATAATTGGTTATTCGTTTAATGGTTTTTCCATCCAGATTAAATTATCATCTCCATGTTCAGTACAATCTACATACCCCCGGCGTTTATACCAATTATACATCCATGAATCAGCAACGACATATAAACATGAAGTATTTGCGCCTAAAATACGCCCAATATCCTCTCTAATCTCCTGCATTTTTGTTCCAAAACCGTTTTTCCTAGCATGGTCATCCACGCTTAGGAAATCAAGATATACAGTTTTATCATCGTCATTGTACCAATAAATTCGACCAAACGCATTACCATCTTTTTTCATTAGAAGAATGGATGACCCCCATGAATCTACACTATAATGCGCAATATATTCCGGGTTAATGGATTGTAGTGCTTTATCTATTTTTTCTTGTATAAACATATCAATCTATTTAGTTTCCTGTCCCAAAGATATTTGTAACATTATCGGCTTGTGCTTCCTCTTGAATCTTTTTCCAATCAGCTTCTGGGTCGTCTGTCAACCCTGATTTGACTACAGATGCCTGTTGGCTAATAATTGGCTTATTTCCATTTGCAGCCACAAGATTTTTGATTACATTATTCTCATCATCAATCATGTAAGGTTCTACTTCTGGCGTTATACGCAGAAATGATGCTTCTTCTGCAAGACCAGTATTCAACTTTCCAACAAAAGCCTTTACGATGTTGATACGGCGTTGTAGGTATTCGTCAAATACTTCTAGTTTCTCCTGAACTTTTAAATGTGCGTCCATAAACAACATCTTAAGTGCTTCCCCGCTAATAGCCTGTAGCCCTTTCACACTGTCAAACGACACATCAGGCGTTTGGGTAAATGAGTAAATAAATCGTAAGAGTGTTTCGATTTCGAGTTTAACTGCCGCCGGAGCATCTTGCCAAGATAGGTATTGAGCAGTTGAGTCTTTTTCGCCCTCTAATATTGCACCAGCTTCCCCTTTTTTGCTGAATCCTACTATTTTACCTTGTATGAAAATTTTAGGTGACGAATGATAGTCATTTGTGTCGGCGAAATTGGAGAGTAGGTATTCAAGTCTTTCAATACATGGTTGAACTTCCGCCCATTCTACCTCTTCTTGCCTTCCATAAACAACAGGAATTTTCCCAATAATTATAGGGGTATTATCTACTTGTTCCCAAATATTGTTGTTGAATTGAAAAAACATACTTTCTTCGTCCGTGTGAACCTCAAAGCAACGTACTTTCATTGTATCGCTTTTATGGTAAACAAAATCACGACTAAATGCTTTCATTTGCCAATGTTCATCAAGCCACGGAAATAGTAATTCATCCCACCACGGATTGAAAATAGCTACTTTAATACGAAACTGACACGGGAAACCATAATCAGAATGCGTTTCCGCTTTTTCTGAGTACCAATATTCGGCAACCTCCGAACAACGGAACATTGCCCGAGCAATTTTACGGTTAAAACTATCTATTTTGTTATCGTATAAGATACGGTCAACGGCTGTCAAAACAGCTTTTTCTTTATCTGTAACAGCCTGACAATTAAGTTTAACTGGATTTCCAAAAAGGAACTGAACAGCCTTACCAACAATAATTTTTTGCAACGGAAAAGCTAATCGATTAACGCGTTCAGTTCGTTTACCTCCTCCCTCTACTTCAACCAATTTGTCAGGGCGTTTTGTTGGGTCTAAAACATCATGCTTTTTAACTAGATATTCCTTTTTGTTTTGTGCCATGTCTGGTTTTGGATAGCCTCGGTGCATTTCCAATTCAGTTATTACTTCCTGAATATTAAAAACAATAGGAGCGGTTGGGTCGTCTCCGGCATTTATTTTTAGTAACTCGGTTATTTTCATATTATTATAATATTTAAAAAAAGTTTGAGAGCTCTTGTGCTGTT